GACGAGGAACAGAAATCACGACACTGCCTGGCGGTTCTAATCTGGGTGAGATAGATGACATCGTTTATTTTCAGAGAAAACTATATCGTTCACTAAATGTACCTGTCTCTCGTATGGAAGCTGAACAATCATTTAGTCTTGGACGGTCAACAGAGATTACAAGGGACGAATTAAAGTTCACCAAGTTTGTACAACGATTGCGTAAAAAATTTACTGCACTGTTTACAGATGTGCTTAAAACACAACTGGTTCTCAAGGGTGTTGTTACTCTTGAAGATTGGACAAACATCAAAGAGCATATACAATATGACTTTTTACAGGACGGTCACTTTGCAGAACTTAAAGAAGCAGAACTTCTCAAAGACAGATTAGAAGTTTTACAAACGGTGGAGTCTTATGTTGGTACATTCTTTAGTAAGAAGTGGGTTCAGAAGAACGTCCTAAATATGACTGAATCAGAAATTGATGATATGCAAGGTGAGATCAATAAAGAAGCTGGTACAGATCCAGAGGACGGTGGAGTTGATTTTGGCCCCGATAACGATGGTGTTAATCGATATGGCGGAGAAGATAATGGAGGACAACAATGAGTGTTAAAGATTTAGTAGACAAGTTAGTACAAGGGAGTCACCTTGAATCAGAGGACGCATTTAAGTCTGCAATGGCAGACAAGGTTGGAGCTGCACTGGAAACAAAAAGACAAGAGGTTGCAAATAGTTTTGTCAAGAATGTTCCAGAGGTAGAGGAAGATGCTGAAGAAGTTTGAACAGGTATACACTCCTGTCTTGGAAAAGGACGAGCATAAGAAAACTAAGGAGTATAAACGATTATCTCCCAAGATGAAGAACGCAGTTGACGATATTTTCAAGAAAATGGACTCTAAACCTTCAGATTTCCTAAATACTTTTGACAAAACTATTACAATGGTTTCAAAGAAATATAAAGTACCAGAAAAGGAACTGATGGGGTACTTTGAAAAGGAAATGTTAACAATCTGAGGATAATGATATGGCTTTCAGAAGAGTACAAACTTTAGGTACAATAACCGCATCAACTCTAGGAGATGATGCCGCACACACTTTAACTGGACTAGTTCTGAGTCCTAACAGTGGTATAAGGATTAATGAGTTTGCTGGAAATGATGTGTTTGTCAAACTCACTCTCGCTGGTACTGCTGTAACCGCAACAAACGGAACTTATGTAAAAGCATCTACTTCTTTAATTATACACCCAGAAGAAAAACCGCATCTTGGGCCTGGTAATATTTTACTAGACGGAACAGATTCTAGTTCTTCTAATGCTGGTGATTCGATTACTGCTGAGTCTGGTGTAGATTCAACTGGTAAGACTGTCCTACAATACAATCGAGCAGAGGACAACTTCACACTATCTGTTAAGAACGAAACAAACGGTTCAGATGGTGGTGTACACGTTGAAGAAGTTACGTTTGTTACAAACGCATAGGACAGAATCATGGAAACAGTTAAGTTATTTTCAGAACAATTTTCAGATGAGGTAGAATACATCTGCGAAGAAAAAGAAAATGGTAGTAAGGATTACAAAATCAAAGGTATCTTTATGCAAGCGGATATTAAGAACCGTAATGGTCGAGTATATCCAATGGAAGTATTGCAGAAAGAAGTTAAGAGATATAACAAAGAGTATATCAACGAGAAACGTGCGTTTGGTGAGTTGGGACACCCAGATGGCCCAACGGTAAATCTAGAACGTGCATCACATTTAATTACTGCATTATATCCCGATGGAAAGAACTTCATCGGTGAAGCAAAGATACTGAAAACACCTATGGGTGAGATTGTAAAAAATCTCATGGACGAAGGTGCAAAATTAGGCGTGTCCTCTAGAGGAATGGGTAGTTTGGATCAAAAGAATGGTGCGAACTACGTTAGAAGTGATTTCTACCTTGCAACTGCGGCAGACATTGTTGCAGATCCTTCCGCTCCCAACGCATTTGTCGAAGGGATGATGGAAGGAAAAGAGTGGGTTTGGAATCATGGATCTCTTGTAGAGGCCGAACTAGTGCGTATGAAAGGACGAGTTGAACAAAGAGTTCGGTCTAGACACGCAAAAGAGGACGCTTTGGAGTTTGCAAAGTTCCTCAAAATGTTATAATTTATAAATAATCGTTAATAAGAATATAAGGAGAAATCCCCATGGCGGACAACGAATTAGATAAATCAATTGAGGAGCTGGAAGCTGAAGTTCTCGCAGAATTAGAACTTGAAGAGGCCAATGGTCAAGATGCTCCTAAAAAGGGTGCAGTTCCTGCTGAAAAAATGGACAAAGCAGACGGTGAAGTCCAAGATACAGGTAAAGCAGTAGTTGACCCAGAACAAAAAGATGCGCCTGCAAAGAAGGTTGCAGCTAAAGCAAAAGAAGTTGGTGGTCAAGCACCGCAGAAGGGTGAAGGAAAACCCGACAAGATGGATAAACTTGCTGCTGGTGATGAAATAGATCACGATGGTCAAGTTATGGCAGAAGCAGAACATGAAGATGACGAAGAAGAAAAAGAAGTTGAAGAAGAAATGCCAAAAAATGGTAAAGAAGCACAAGAGATGATGTTAAAAGCGATGAAGAAAATGAGTGCTACTGAAAAGAAAGATCTTTATGCAATGTACATGAAAAATGCTGCACATGACGATGACGAAGAAGATGATATGGATGAAGTCAAGAAGGAAGCCATTGAACAACGAGTTAAGGAAGTAGACGTTGCAGAACACGTTGAAGCACTCGTAAATGGTGAAGGTGACTTGTCCGAAGAATTTAAACGTAAGGCTGCAACAGTGTTTGAAGCCGCGGTTAAATCTAAGATTCGTACAGAGATCGTAAGACTCGAAAACGAATACGAAGAAAAACTGAAAGAAGATGTACAATCAGCAACAGAAGAGATGACTGATAAAGTCGATACATATCTCAATTATGTTACTGAGGAATGGATGAAGGAAAATGAACTCGCAATTGAACGTGGATTAAAAGGTGAGATTGCAGAAGATTTCATTTCTGGTTTGAAACAACTATTTGAAGATCACTACATTGATATTCCAGACGAGAAATATGATGTGTTAGAAGCACAGTCTGAAAAGATTTCTGAACTAGAGAGCAAACTTAGTGAAACAATCGAGAAGAATGTATCATTAAAGGACAACAATGCTACACTGGTTAAGGAACAAGTCATATCTGAGGTTTCTGAAGATTTGGCTGACACAGAAATTGAAAAGTTTAAGTCGTTGATAGACGATGTTGATTATTCTGACGAAGATTCTTTTCGTGAAAAGTTAGGTACTTTGAAAGAAAGTTATTTTCCAAAGACACCAATATCAGAATCGACTGAAACAGTTGATGATGTAGAAACTGGCACCGCACAGGACATTGATCTAACTCCATCTATGGATGCGTATATGTCTGCCATAGGTAGAACGGTCAAATAGTGCAAAAAAGTTAATTTATAAATAAAAGTAGAAAAATAATAAGGAGAAGCTCTAATGTTTCAAACAGAACATCTACAAGAAAAGTGGCAGCCAGTCCTTCAACATCCCGATCTCCCAGAGATTGAGGATAGTTATAAGCGGGCAGTCACTACAGTAATCTTAGAGAACCAAGAAAAGGCTCTCAGAGAAGATCGTGCGTTTCTTTCAGAAGCCGCACCAACTAACTCAACAGGAAGTTCAGTTGATAATTGGGATCCAATTCTAATATCACTGGTCAGACGTTCAATGCCGAACCTAATCGCATATGATATATGCGGTGTTCAGCCAATGACTGGCCCAACAGGACTTATCTTCGCAATGCGTTCACGTTTCAGTTCTCAAACTGGTGCAGAAGCGCTCGCAGACGAAGCATTTCCTGATATATCTAACCAGAACGCTGCTGGAACTATCGGTGGTGGGGATATTGGTTCTACAGAAACTAACCCTGCTGTTCTTAACGATAGTCCTTCTGCTGGAACATACACCAGTGCAACAGGTATGACTGCTGCTCAGGGTGAAGCATTAGGTGATAACTCTAGTACTAACGTATTCGGAGAAATGGCGTTCAGTATCGAGAAGCATACGGTTACTGCGGTAACAAGAGCTCTCAAAGCAGAATATTCAATGGAACTTGCACAAGACCTTAAAGCAATTCATGGTCTTGACGCAGAAACAGAACTTGCAAATATTCTGTCTGCTGAAATACTTGCAGAAATCAACCGAGAAGTTGTCCGTAACATTTATGTATCTGCGGTTCAAGGTGCTCAAGTCAATACAACGACTGCTGGTATCTTCGACTTGGATACAGACTCTAACGGTCGATGGTCTGTTGAAAAATTTAAAGGACTTCTCTTTCAATTAGAGAGAGATGCAAATGCAATCGGTCAACAAACTCGTAGAGGAAAGGGTAATATGGTTCTTTGTTCTGCTGACGTTGCCTCTGCATTGCAAATGTCTGGACAATTGGATTACACTCCTGCTCTTTCCACAGGTCTAAACGTAGATGACACAACTACAACATTCGCTGGTGTTCTAAATGGACGTTATCGAGTGTACGTTGACCCCTACGCTGCAAACGTAGCTGCTTCTCAGTACTACGTTGTGGGATACAAAGGTACTTCACCGTATGACGCTGGAATGTTCTACTGCCCATACGTTCCGTTACAAATGGTTCGTGCAGTTGGAGAACATACTTTCCAACCGAAGATTGGCTTCAAGACCCGATATGGTATTGCTGCTAATCCTTTCCATACTGGTACAGTTGCTGCAACCGCTGAAGGTGCAATCTCGATTTCGAGTGCAACTAACAAGTACTACAGGAAGGTTAAAGTTACAAACCTTATGTAATAATAAGAGTTGGTTAACCAACCGCCTTGATGTAAAAGGGGAACATTTTGTTCCCCTTTTTTTTCTAAAAGGAGAAGTACTATGTCTTGGGAAAAACCTAGTTATAAAGACATTCGTTTCGGATTTGAAGTTACTATGTACATTATGAACCGATAAATTCACAAGGGGTCGCAAGACCCCTTTTTTTGTATAAATAATACGCATCATTCGATGCTCCATAAGTCATGGGTCAAAAGACTACAACATCGTTCATTCACTTAATTGTGAACGGAAGTAAGTGTAGTACGCTGAAGGAACGCATCTCAAGTAAAAAGGAGATGGTATCATGGCTAATTGTAACAGTGATTATCCCCCAAATCCGTATATAATTCTAGATGGTAAAAAATATTATCTGGAGTATACTGTTTGGGATAAATATTATTAGAAACTTTGGGGGAGATAATGTTCTCCCCCTTTCCTTATAAATAGTTATATGGCAACATCAACATCACCATTATCTCGACAACCAACTCAGTTAGATTATGTAAGTCCAACGCAGTTCAAGTTTAACATTCATCAATTACCGAAGGTTGAATTTTTCTGTACAGCTGCAAACGTGCCTGCAATAAATTTGGGTGAAGCAATTTTTCCTACACCGTATAAACAAATACCAGTAATGGGTGACACACTTACCTATGACAATCTTTCAATATCCTTTATTGTGGATGAGAATTTAGAGAACTATATTGAATTGCATGAATGGTTGACTGCCATTGGGTTTCCTAAAGACAGAGAACAATTTACGACATTTAGATCGTCAACAGCAGATTCACCAGTTATAACTCAAGGTGTTTCAGATGACAGGGGTTTGACAACTGGTAGTTCTCAATTATCAACATCTGCGAGAGGAATGTTTGGAGATGCAATTCTTACCATACTTACCAACAAAAATAATCCAGTGGTGGAAGTTCGTTTTCAAGATTTATTTCCTGTTGCACTTGGAGCCCTAGACTTTACACAAGTTGCTACAGATGTCGAATATATATCTGTAACAGCAGACTTTAGTTACAAAATATATGAGATTGTAACATTATAACGGAGACTTTATGACCCTTGATGAATTGAAGGCGCAAGTTCAAAAGGACTTGCCAGTATTAAATGATGAACGACTAGACACTGAATCCCTAAGAAACCAAGAACTTTATTCCAAGTATCTAGACTACAAAACAAACTTTGAACTTTTACTGCACCGATCAAAAGGTGAGTATAAAGTTTTGTATCGTGAGAAATGGGAATACTACGGTGGTAAGGCTGACGCAAAAATTTATGCGACTAAACCTTTCGATCTAAAAGTTCTCAAAACAGACTTGCACGTTTACATAGAATCCGATGAGGACATTATCAAATCAGAGCACAAGGTTGCGTATCTGGAATCGGTAATCAAATATATTGACGGTATTCTCAAATCAATTAGTAATCGACAATGGGATATTAAAAACGCAATCAGTTGGAGACAGTTTGAATCTGGAATGATATGAGCGTTTTTCTTGGTAAGTGGATTGGTTACTATGAGGATGTAGTACCCAACGAACTTTGTAATGACATTATTGATTATACTGTAGAAAGTAAGGAGTTATCCCCATCTAAATATTCTACGCACGCTGGAGAGAGTTCTAGGAGTGCTCAGAGGGTATATATGGACGATGTGTGGTTTCGGTTCGGTGAAGATAGATACTACGAGGAAATGAAAGAATACACACTCAAGGTTCTTAGTGTATATCAAAAGGTTCACAATGTTGTCTGTCAGAGATATACAGACTTCAGAGTAAACCGTTATGGTAGCGGTGGATATATGTCGGAACACATAGACAACATACATCACTCGCACGGCCAACAGTATGGTTATCCTCATTTGTCGGTGTTACTTTTTTTAAATGAAGACTATGAGGGTGGTGAGTTTGTTGTCGCAGACAACGAGTATAAAACCGAAAAAGGTTCTGCAATTATTTTTCCGTCTAATTTTATGTTTCCACACAAGGTAAATAAAATAGAGTACGGTACAAGATGGAGCGTAGTATCATGGTTAATGTAAAATCATACAGTTGTTTTCCAACAATGGTGTACGAGTTTGATGGTGGACTATCAAAACAAAATCATGCAAATATGCTGAACATTCTCGACTTTGAAAACCCTGATAATAATTTGCATGAACATCTCGCATTTACTTCTTTTGCAAAAACAGTAAAAGAATGTACCAAAGAAATATTACATATCAATCAATATTTTTTTGAGGATATTGAGATAACAAATATGTGGGGCAATCTATTGAGTGAAAAAGAAAGCCACCCACCACACACTCATTCAAATAATATATTCTCAGGTGTCTATTACCTGAGAGCTTCTGACCAAACTGCACCCATACAATTTTTTGATCCCAGACCGCAAGCATCGGTGTTCAAACCAAGAAACAGTCCAAACTGGAATAACTCTAGTATGATTCAATTTGATTCTGTCGAGGGTAAAGGTTTTATATTTCCGTCTTGGTTGATGCATTGGGTTCCACCCACAAATGGAGAAAGGGTCAGCGTATCATGGAATGTAATCATCAGAGGTGATTACGGTGAACCAAACACTTTGCAAAATGCACATATCTAAACTCAATGAGGTCTATTTAAAAGTTGAAACTGACTCTGGACTCGCAAGAGAACTGTCAGATTATTTTACGTTTGAAGTGCCAGGCGCTCGGTTCATGCCCGCATACCGTAACAAAATTTGGGACGGTAAGATACGATTGTTTTCTGCACAGACAGGAAAAATTTATTTTGGATTGCTGACATACATAGAACAGTTTTGTGTCGCAAACGAAGTCGAATATATAATAGAGGATAACTTAAAAGATGAGAAGCTCAATTTACAGAGAAGTACGGCGGAGGACTTTATCAAATCTCTCAGGCCCACTTCCAACGGAAAACTTTTGGAACTTCGTGATTATCAGGTTGATGCCGTACATTCAGCAATACGAAAGCATCGTGGTCTATTTCTTAGCCCTACCGCTTCTGGTAAATCGTTAATCATCTATGCACTGGTAAGATACTACGACATTTTACTAGGGGAACAAAAGGTGTTAATCCTTGTTCCAACTACATCACTGGTAGAGCAGATGTATTCTGATTTTATTGATTATGGTTGGAGTGATGATTACTTACACCGCATATACGCTGGACATGAAAGAGATACAAACAAGTCAGTGGTTATCTCTACATGGCAGTCGTTATACAAAATGAAAAAACCATACTTCAAACAGTTTGGTTGTGTGATAGGTGATGAGGCTCATTTGTTTAAGTCAAAGTCTCTCACCAGTATATTAACAAAACTTGATTTGTGTAAATATAGGTTCGGATTGACAGGAACTTTAGACGGAACGCAAACACATCGACTAGTCTTAGAAGGGTTGTTTGGTTCTGTAGAGAAAGTCACCACAACAAAAGAACTGATGGAGAGTGGAACACTAGCAGATTTAGAAATCAAATGTATCGTTTTAAAACATACCGAAGAAGAAAGTAAAAATTTAAGGGGGCTTAGCTATGCTGAAGAAATTAACTACTTGGTGGGGAATGACAGGCGTAATAGGTTTATTATTAATCTTAGCGATAATCTGGAGGGAAACACACTATGTTTGTTTCAACTGGTTTTAAAACACGGCAAACTTTTATATGATGAAATGAAGAACTTTGATAGACAGGTTTTCTTTGTCTACGGAGGTACAAACGCAGAGACAAGGGAAAACATTCGTGCGATTACAGAGAAGGAAAAGAACGCTATCATTGTTGCGTCATACGGTACATTTAGTACTGGTGTTAATATTCGGAACTTGCACAACATCGTGTTCGCAAGTCCAAGTAAATCTAAGATTAGAGTGCTCCAATCGCTTGGACGAGGGTTGCGTAAAACTGAAAGTAAACGTGCCGTTAGGCTCTTCGACATCTCTGATGATCTTACCTACAAGAGTCGCACAAATTATACATTAAACCATTTTTACGAACGAATAAATATATACAACGAGGAACAATTCAATTACAAAATCGATAGAGTAAAACTATGAATACTAATTATCAAATAATAAAATTATCAAATGGTGAAAATATTATCTGCGATATTAAAGAACAAAGTGGAAGTGAACCTAGTTTAGAAGTGGTTGCACCTTTGAAGATGGACGTTATGAGCCGCATGACTAAGAAAGGAATACAGGAAGGACTATCTCTCACTCGCTGGGTACAACCTTTTACAGATGAAAAAAATATTCAGATTAATAAATCGACAATTGTAACAATGGTTCCAGCATCTTTGGGAATGAGTAAATATTACGAATACGTTTTAAAAAGCATAAAGGGAATGAAATTGGTTTCATCTACAACGGAAGATATAGAAGATCCAACTGACGAGGAACTAGATGAAATAGCTTTAGAAGAACGTATACAAAAAGAACTTGACTCTTGGCACAAAGAAGAAGACCTAGAAAAACTGATAGAAGAAACTTCAGAGTTTCTAAAAAAGAATACTAGAATACTTCATTAATATTATCTCCCCTCTGGGTATATAAAATTATACTGATTTAATAGGGCATTGTCAATACTTGACATTACCCTATCTTATACTGTATAGTAGATGACTAATTAAGTACAAATGTACATAACCAAAGGACAATGAATAATGGCCAGAAAAAAAGGTGTTCATTATGTTAACAATGCAAAGTTCCTAGAAGCTTTAAAAGATTGGAATGACAAGTGTAGAGAAGCTGAAGAGGAAGGAGAACCAACTCCACAGGTGACAAATTATATCGGGGAATGTTTTTTAAAGATTGCAAACGGTCTTTCATACAGACCAAATTTTATTAACTATACTTACAAACAGGAAATGATTTCTGACGGTATAGAAAACTGTTTGCAATACATACACAACTTTAATCCTGAGAAGTCTAAGAATCCTTTTGCTTACTTTACACAAATTATATACTACGCTTTTATTCGTAGAATACAAAAAGAGAAGAAACAAACTCACATCAAACATAAGATGATTGAGAATCAAGAGTACATAGATTATGTTACACTAGAAGGTGATGACACAAAATATTCGGTACAGGGTTTTGATCCAACAATCATGTTACCCGATGAAGCTGTGTACAAAACAAAGAAAAAAGAACCCCAACAAAAAACTGAGGGTCTAGAAAATTTTATGGAGACTGATACTTGAAAATTGCTTTGATAACCGATACCCATTTCGGTGCTCGTAATGATAACTTAAATTTTAATGAATATTTCTACCAATTTTATGAAGGATTATTTTTTCCGTTTCTACAACAGAATAACATAAAGCATTGCATACATTTAGGTGATGTACTTGACAGGCGTAAGTATATTTCCTATCGTATTGCAAAAGATTTTCGTGAGCGATTTATTCAGCCATTCAATCATCTTGAAGTGCAGTTGCATATGATCGTGGGAAACCATGACATCTATTTTAAGAATACGAATGATGTAAACTCATTGACCGAATTACTTTCAGATAAGTTTGACAATGTGCATATCTACGCAGAGGCACAAGAGGTAGACTTCGATGGTTTTCCGATATTGTTAATGCCTTGGATTAATCCACAGAATGAGATCTATGCGTTAGGTATGATGGATGACACACGAGCTGATACGATGTTAGGTCACTTGGAGATTGATGGTTTTCAGATGTATGCTGGTTATGAATCTCAAGGTGGATTATCGAAGAAAGAGTTTCAAAGGTTCGATACTGTAATGAGTGGTCACTTTCATCACAAGTCTGATGACGGTCAAATCTTTTATCTGGGTTGCCCGTATGAGATTACTTGGAGTGATTATAATGATCCGAAAGGGTTTCACGTTTTCGATACAGAGACAAGGGAACTGCATCGCATAATCAATCCTTACAAGATGTTCAGTAAGATTTACTATGATGATAGTAATGAGAACTATGAGGAACATGATGTTAAACAATACCGAAACCAGTATGTTAAACTGATTGTTGTAAACAAGAAAGACCTGTATGGGTTCGACAAGTTTACTGACCGATTACTTCAGGCTGATTGTCATGAGGTGAAAATCATTGAGGACTTTTCAGACCTTGATGCAAATACTGTGTCTGATGACATCGTTGAGAATACAGAAGATACAATGACACTGTTAGGAAAATACATTGATGACCTTAGTGTTAATCTTGACAAGACCCGACTCAAAACTATGATGAGGTCGTTATATACTGAAGCACAGGACTTAGAACTTTGATAAATTTTAAAATGGTTCGGTGGAAGAATTTTCTTTCCACTGGAAATACTTTTACTGAAATTGACCTAACAAAAAATTCAACAACACTCATCATCGGAGAGAATGGCTCAGGTAAGTCTACCATTCTTGATGCGTTGTGTTTTGGTTTGTTTGGTAAACCGTTTCGTACCATCAACAAGGCACAACTGGTAAACTCAATCAATACGAGTGGTCTGGTTGTAGAAGTTGAGTTTATGATTGGTTCTCGTAATTACAAAGTGATTCGAGGTATTAAACCAAACGTGTTTGAGATTTATAACAATGACCAACCGATGAATCAGGAAGCCAGTGTCAGGGATTATCAAAAGATACTTGAGCAACAGATACTAAAACTAAACTATCGTTCTTTCACACAGGTAGTGATACTTGGTAGTTCAACATTCATTCCGTTCATGCAGTTGAAGGCTCGACACCGTAGAGAAGTCGTGGAGGAAATACTGGACATACAGATTTTCTCTTTGATGAATATGTTGTTGAAACAAAAACTCAAAGACTTGCAAGAGGAACTAACGTCTATCGATAATCGTTATGAGTTGAATATTGAAAAGATTAGTCTGCAAGAGAACTACATTGACGATTTAAAAAAGAATAAAGACAAATTAATTAAGACCAAGAAGGACTCAATAGAAAATAATACCAAAGCAATAAACGTAAGAACAGAACAACGCACAGAGATGGAAGATGAGAATAAGATTTATCTGGATAAAATAAAAGATCAGAACGACACAGAACAGAAAGAAAGAAAACTCAAAGATCTTCGTGCGACACTTGCAGAGAAACACAAATCACATTCATCTATGCTTGGATTCTTTAACGACAACGAGGACTGTCCAACGTGTCAGCAACATATCGATGAAGTGTTTAAAGAAGGAATGGTGGTCAAACAAAAACAGGAAGTTGAGAAGTACCAATCTGGTATGGATAAAATGAAGTCAGAGTTATTGTCAACCAAAGAACGACTGAAAGAAATTAAAGCAATTGCAGATAAGTTTCGTGATAATCAATTATCAATCATGTCTCTGAATACATCTATCATTGAGTTGGAAAAATTTAATCATAAACTAAAAGACGAAATAAAATCTTTCAATGGTGGTGGTGTTAGTAAGATTGATACCGACAAACTGAAAAATCTAAAAAATGAACATGAGAAAATTGACGGTGAACGACAGTCTGCAAAAGAAGAACGAAACTATGTAGAGGCTGCAAAGATAATGTTACAGGACACTGGTATCAAGACCAAGATTATCAAACAGTATCTACCGATTATGAACAAGTTGATAAACAAGTATCTCACATCGATGGAGTTCTATGTAAACTTCACACTGAATGAAAACTTTGAGGAAACCATCAAGTCAAGGTTTCGTGATGACTTCACCTATGCATCATTCAGTGAAGGTGAGAAGATGCGTATTGACCTTGCGTTACTTTTCACTTGGAGAGCGATTGCAAAGATGAAGAACAGCACCAACACAAACCTGTTGATACTTGATGAAATCTTTGACAGCTCTCTGGACGGAACTGGAACAGATGAGTTTCTAAAAATACTGAACACGTTATCTGGTGAGAACGTATTTGTGATTAGTCACAAACAAGATGTTCTGGTAGATAAGTTCAAAGACACTATCAAGTTTGCAAAGGAGAAAAACTTTAGTCATGTTGTTACTTAATGGAGACTGCATTGAACAAATGCAAAAACTAATTGATGAAGGTGTGCAAGTGGAATCGGTTGTTACTGATCCCCCTTACGAACTTGGATTCATGGGTAAGAGTTGGGATGCGAGTGGAATCGCATTTGACAAAAAGACTTGGGAACTTGCGTTTCAGTTATTGAAGCCAGGCGGTTATCTACTTGCGTTCTCTGCGTCAAGAAATTATCATCGCATGGCTGTCGCAGTAGAGGATGCTGGGTTTGAAATTCGTGACCAGATTATGTGGATATATGGAAGTGGGTTTCCAAAGAGTTTGAATATTGGAATGGGTGTTGATAAGAAACAAGGTAATGATAGAGTTGCAGTGGGAGAAAGAACTCGAAATGTAAAACCATTTGATGATGATAATGGTTGGAACTCGAATAATACAACAGGAAATCATATTTACACAAAAGGTAATTCAGAATGGGAAGGTTGGGGAACTGCACTCAAGCCCGCACACGAACCGATTGTGATGGCAAGAAAACCGCTCGAAGGAACGGTTGTAGATAACGTATTGGAACATGGAGTGGGTGGTATCAACATTGATGAGTGCAGAGTTGGGAAAGAAATACTTGAAGAACAGATAGCAGGTCGGAGCAATAAAATAGGAACATTTGAAAGAAAAGACATGATAACACCAAAAAGAGAAGGCAGATACCCAGCAAACGTAATGCATGATGGTAGTGATGTTGTGAATGATATATTCCCCAACTCAAAAGGGTCATCTGGAAATGGTAATGCAAAAGTTGGTGAAACAAGTAAGGGTGCGATACCACTGAGAAGAGGTGAGGCACCTTTATATAATGATGAAGGTTCTGCATCAAGATATTTCTATTGTCCGAAAACAGCAAAGTCAGAAAGGAATCAGGGGTTGGTTGAGTTTGATGATAAACAATACAGCCATGATGGTAGAAAGAAGTCGATTGAAAATCCATACCAGAGAAACAAAAGTATATCTAAAAATAGTCACCCAACAGTCAAACCAGTTGAGTTGATGAAGTATCTATGCAGACTTGTAACACCGAAGGGTGGAACAGTTCTCGATCCGTTTATGGGTTCGGGTTCGACAGGTATGGCTGCAAAAGATGAGGGATTTGATTTCATCGGTATCGAAAGAGAAAAAGAATACTTTGAAATATCAGAGCAGAGAATAAAAACAACTGCACCACTATCGGAGTTTTTTGCGTGAGAGTTGTTGGAATATCGGAAGGGTATCATGATGCTGGTTACTGTGTTTTGGACGGTGATGAAATTACTCATGCATCTCACAGTGAGAGATACAGTAGAGTCAAGAACGATCCGTTTATTCACGTTGACCAAATATTAGAGAATGTGCAAGATGAAAATGATACGGTTGCATATTATGAGAAACCATTCTGGAAAAACCTAAGACGATTGTATGCTGGTCAGGGTTGGGAAAAGGTACGCACCAAGTATGATGTTTCCTTTGGACACCATCAGTCTCATGCAGCTGCTGGTTACTATACTGCACCATTTGATGATTGCAATATTCTTGTGATAGATGCAATCGGTGAATGGGATACGATAACGATATGGGACAATATGAAAAAGATAAAGTCATGGAAGTATCCTTACTCACTTGGACTTTTGTATTCTGCAATTACGCAACGACTAGGACTGAAACCAAATGAGCATGAATACATCACAATGGGTATGGCTGCATTTGGAGAACCCCTTCACGACTTGGAACACTTACTACATCAGAATAATCACATGGGAGTTGGAGACATCTTTCCTATGGTAAAGAGAGTGGACTTGGCTGCATCGGTGCAGGCACTTTATGAAAAGAAGTTTCTGGAACTGGTTGATATGTGTCCGAAGAAAAATTTGATTATCATGGGTGGGTGTGCGTTGAACTGTGTCGCAAACAGTAAGATAAAGGACAAGAACATTTGGATTATGCCATCGCCTGGCGATTCTGGAAGTTCGTTAGGTGCAGCTGCACTGGTGTATAAGAAAAAGGTAAAATGGAAGCACCCCTATCTGGGATACAATATATCCAGAGATGTAAATCCGAAAGACGTAGTGAAAGAGTTACTAAAGAATCAACTGTGTGGAGTTGCAAACGGACGAGCAGAGTTTGGGCCAAGAGCGCTTGGTAATCGTTCCCTGTTGGGTGATCCAAGATACGACATCAAGGACACAGTAAACAAAATAAAACAACGTGAGATGTTCAGACCATTCGCACCAGCAATCCTAGAAGAATACGCAGACGATTACTTTGATGGCCCGATGAATCGATATATGCAGTTTGTCGCAAATGCAAAACACGATTACAATTCGGTAACTCACGTTGATGGAACTGCGAGAGTGCAACTGGTAGAGAAAGACAACGTATCAATTCTCAGACCAATCCTAGAAGAATGGTATGAGCAAACTGGATGTCCGATGTTATTGAACACTTCCCTAAATATAAAAGGACAACCAATCGTTAACACTTGGGAAGATGCGAAAGAATTTGAGAGGAAATATAATGTCCCTGTTTTCTAGAAAAAAGAAACTGATAGTTTCTGGTTGCAGCTATACGGATGATTATGCAACGACACAAAACTTAAAACCGTTTCCACTTTGGCCAGAGTTGCTTGCAGAAAAACTTGATATGGAATGTATCAATGTAGGCAAAGTTGCGTTTGGTAATAAAGCAATATACAGTACACTAATTGACCAAGTGGTTAGTCAAAAAAATGTTGGTTTGGCTATTTCAATGTGGTCAGAGTTTCAACGTGTATCATTTTATATGGGTGAAGGCAATCTTCCAAAAGGTATAGACGAAAAAATGTTGTGGTCGTGTTTTCATCCCGAAAGAGATTATTTGGAAGGTGAATGGCATGACCAGTTTTATGATGACGCAGAAAAAAATCCAGCAAAAAAAGATTACGTTTATAAAGTTAGTAAGGTGATTAGAGAACATGGTTTGGGTGGAATGAAGGGTGGAACATATGATTCAATCCGAATGATGTATTCTTTTCAAACCATATGTGAAAGTCTGGACATACCACACTTACAGGTGCAAGGTTGTATTCCGATCATGAGTAAGACAGGTAATCGTGGTCAGAAAGAATTGTGTCATTATATTTTGGACAGCTGTTACTTTGACAAAATAAACAAGAAAACATTTTTAGGTTGGCCAATCATGCCACAAATATCAGGAACAAATATTGATAATCATCTGGACTTGATTGACCCTGATAGAACCGCACTAAGAATAAGTCCAGAGGATGTGCATCCTAATGAGGAAGCACAAGAAATAATAAGTGAGATTTTGTATGACCAGTATAACAAGGTTTATTCTTAAAATAAGATTATTTCTTTCTACGTTTTTTATGCGAACTAAAATTCGTGAGGAAAAAGGTTTTATATATGATTTGCGTGGAGAAGAATTTAATAAACTACCAATGGAAGAAAGAGGAAAATATGTTCAACGTGATTACAACAAATATATGGAAGAAAGTGAATGAGTAAAATATGCAAACTAATTGAAGCTGAAAACCCGATTATGAAAGTTCGATTGTCGGGGTGCAGTCCTGATTTAGATAGGGATGATGTGGAAGAAAAATTATTGGACTCTATGAAACAGTATAATGGTATTGGTTTATCTGCAAATCAGATTGGTATTATGGAGCGAGTATTTGTGATGTACTCTGATGTAAAGAAACGAGAAACAATTACCTGTTTTAATCCAGAGATAGTAACCAAGTCCGATACAGAAATTCTTATGGACGAGGGTTGCCTTACCTACCCTGGCTTATGGTTAAAGGTAAAACGTCCAGATGGTATTGAGGTACAATATGAGGACAAGTCTGGTGAGATACAACACCAAGCGATGTTTGGTCTGGAGTGTCGAATCTTTCTGCATGAGTATGATCACATGGAAGGAACGGATTTTACCGAAAAAGTATCGAAATTACGCCTAGAACGTGCGAAAAAACGACTTTCTAAAATGATGAAGAAGTCAAAACTTGTTGAAAATCAATAACTTACATGGGGGTTGACAATACCCCCCAAAATGACCGATAATATATA